CTTATCGACGCCGCGCGCGGCCAATATGCAGGCTACACCGGCGCACCGCAGGCGTCAATTAATTCAATTCTTGCTGGCCTGAGCGGGATGCCTAGTCAGGGGTCAACAACATCAAACCAAGCTGGTTTGTTGAATTATCTTCAGTTTGCTTCGGCGTTTATGTGATGACACCAGAAGAGTTTTTCAAGGCCATGATGCCATACGCTCGCAGGGTAAGCGAGCGCACGGGTTTAGATCCGCGTCTGGTTTTGGCGCAGTCTGCATTGGAAACTGGCTATGGAAAATCTGCGCCAAACTCCAATTACTTTGGCATAAAAGGAGCGGGGCAAGTCTTCCCGTCTGAGGAGTTTTTTGGCGGGAAGATGGTTGTGGAGCCGTCAGAGTTTAGGGCTTACGAGAACCCGCAGCAAAGCTTTGACGACTACGCCAGCTTCATCACTGGCAATAAAAGATATGAGCCGGTGCTGAAGGCCAGAACGCTAAGCGATCAAATAGCTGCGATGGGCGCGTCGGGGTACGCGACTGATCCAAATTATGGCGCAAAGCTGTCATCAATAGCCAACATGATTGGCGAGGATATTTTGCCGAAAGGAACAAGCATGGCAACTCCAATGGATATGGCGCGCGAAGAAGAGCTGCGCCAGCAGATGCTGGCCAGCGGAACGGCCCCACAAGCAGCGCCACGCGCGCCACTGTCAGCGCTAATGCAGGATCGCCCGCAGGCGGCGGCAGCGCCGCAGCAGCGCAGAAGCGGCTTCGGCGGCATCATGGATTACCTTGGCGAGCAAAGCCCGACAACCGGCCTGAGCAGAGCGGAGCAATTTGCTGCGGCGCTCGATCCGCTGATCATGCCGGAGATGCGTGCTGGCGAGGCGATCAGAGCGCGCGGCGCGCAGCGGCAGGCGGCTGCAACGAAGAACAAGACGGTCGAGTATCTGCGCAGGATGGGCTACAACGATTATGCTGACGCCGTAGAAAGCGGGTCAATCGGCGCAAAGGATATTATGAATGCGCTGGTCAGCAAGTCGCTGGAGACGCCCGCTAAAGTTTCTGCTGCTGAAAATAAAATTCAAAGGCTAATGGAGACTGGCCTTAATCGAGCAACTGCCATAGCAATAGCGGATGGCAGATTGACCACTAGCCAAGACCCGATAACAGGCCAAGTGCGGCTAATAGATAAAGGCACGGGCAATGTCATTGCACCAAGCGTGCCTCAATCTGTCGCCGCAGAGGTAGCGACTTCTGATGCTGCCCCCGAAGGTCAGTTTGAGGGGCTTGATCCATCTGAGGCACTTGGGCTTGGTGGTTGGACTAAAAATGCAATCAATGTAGTCGGTGACGCGATTGGTGCTGGTCAAGCGTATAAAGAAGCTGGCGCAGTGTCATCAGCGCTTGAAAACTTGCAAGGCAGAACAATTTTACTTGCTGGTTTAGATGTTGCAGGGAAACCATCAAACTTTACAAGAGAAGAAATAAGGGACAGGTTTACCATCTCAGCCAACGAGCTGGCAACTGGCCCAGATCGTGCCTACCAAAAGTCTCAGGAAATGGTGAGACTTCTTGAAGAGACTTATGCTGTCACCCAAAGAAATGCTCAAGGCGGCGGTGGGGCGTCAGTCCAGCAGCAAAAAGCCGCTATGGAAACTTTGCCCGCCCTTGAGGCATTGCTGCGGGATTACAAGTCACTGCAAAATGCCTTTGCCAAAAAGATAGACCCACCCTCAAGCCTCGCGGTTGACCCGCAAATGAATGACATCCTCGAATTCTATGCTCCAACCCCAGCAGGAAAATAATCATGGCTGACCCGCAATACGAGAGAATGCTTGAGGCGCTTAGAAGCGCGCACAATGCCGCTCAATCTGCCACAGACGAGCAAGACAGGCAAATGCACACTCAAAACGCAACAAAAATTGCTCAGGCTATAAGGTCAATGCAAGCCGAGGCAGAGGTGCAGGCGTCTGTCGAAGAGGGTGATGGTTTTACCGCACAAATGAATAAATCCATTGCCGAGGGCATTGGTGGGTTGGTTGATTTTGTAAACCCATTTGACGAATACACAGGCTCCGCGACAACTGGATTAAAGAACTTGATGGCTGCGGGCGGGGTTAGAGTTGCTGAAGGCGAGGCAGAAGGTTTTGTGGAAAACCTTGGGGCGGGGATTGGATCTGCCGCTGCTGCTGCTATTCCTGTGGCTAAGGGTGTGCAGGCTTTGCAGGCCGCGCCAAGCATCATTGGGCAGGTAGCCAGAACAGTATCTCCGCAGCTTGCAACAACCGGCGGGTTTGCAGCGGAACTGGCAGCTGGTGGTGCCGCCGCTACTGCCGCAGAAGAAGCAGAGCGCAGAGGGTATAGCGAGCCGGTTCAGCAAATTGCTGGCCTTGCGGGTGGGTTTACCCCCGCAGCAGTTGGCCCAGCATTAAGAACCGCCGGACGTGGCGCTGCTGCTTTTGCCAAAGCCACACCCTTCCTTGGAACTGGAATAAGAGCCACTGCCGGTGCTGTTGCGCCGTTCACGCAAGCTGGTGCTAGACGTCTGGCTGGGGAGCGTGTTCGTGAGCTTGCTGGCGGCAGGGAAAGGGCGATAGAAGTCGCAGGAAGAATTAGATCAGGCGATACTGAGCTTGGCTTGACGCCTGCCGAGCAAACAAACGAAGCAAAGCTTATTGAGTTGCAGCGTGCAGCAATGCAGCAAGACCCAAAAGTTGCAGAGGCAATATCCCAGCGCCAGTTTGAAGCCGAAACAGCCGCAAGAGAAGGTCTTGAGTTTGGGGGCAGGGTTGAAGATGCACAGGCATTTGTAGCCCAACGCCAAGCTGAGTTTTCAGACACGCTTGACAACTATATCGCCGCCGCAAGAGCATCAGCGCAAAAGAAAATACCAGCCTCAGAAACCGACTCGATTAAGGCCAGCAATATTGTTGCCGATGAGCTGCGCAGAGCTGAAAAGGTTGCCAAAGCAAATCAGAAAATGCTTTGGGACAAGATACCTGATGAAGTTGAGATGGATGTGTCTGGCATAAGGTCAACCATTCAGTCCTTGTCTGAGGGGGCAACCCGAATAGGTCGCAAAAATATTCCGGCAGAAGCGACTTCATTTTTAAAAGCTACTGCCGCTCAAGGCACTGACAGGGTAAAAGAGGTAAATTCTTTATACACGGCCATGCGGGATACTGCGAGAAATGCAGTGTCTGGCGACAAGGTGAATAGAGATCAGGCTAGAATAGCCAACCAGATCGCTGACTCTATTCTTGCAAGCTTAGATGACATTCGGCCAGATACCGACGTGAATAGGGCAATCGTTGAGGCTCGCACATTTAGCCGCCAGATGCACGACAAGTTTTCTAAGGGAACAGCGGGAAAGCTGCTGAAAAGAACTGTGCGGGGCGAAGAGGCAACGCCAAGGGAGCTTACGCTGCAAAGCACTATTGGGGCTGGTGGGGATAAAGGCTTCCTAGCACAGCAAGATATTCTTGCCGCCGTCAGAAGCGCGCCAGACACAGGCGAAGCGACAAACGCTACTGCAAATTACTTGCGCAATATTTTCAACGAAAAGGTATTTACTGGCGATCAATTCTCAAGATCAGCAGCAGAAAACTTCTTAACAACAAATAAGCGATTATTGGACGAGTTTCCCAACGTAAGGTCTGAGATTGAGCAATCAATATCTAGCCAGCAACGGGTAAAAGACGTTACAGATCGCGGCGCTGATTTGTCAAAGTCTATAAAAGAAAGCACATCTGCCAAGTTTGCTGCGTCAAACCCAGAAAGGGCGATAGACGCGGTTATATCTGCGCCAAACCCAACCAAAGCGATGGCTAATCTAATTGCGTCTGCAAAGAAAGATAAAACAGGCGCAGCGCTAGATGGTGTGAAGCGGGCAATATCTAAGGCGCTAATATCAAGGTCAACAAGGGTGCTTGAGGTTGCGGGCGAGGCTGGCGCTACATCAGAGCTTCGCGGAACAAGATTGTCCGAGGCATTGAGTGACGAGGTGTTAGGCGGCATTGCCCAGCAAGCACTGTCTAAGGGCGAAATGTCTAGGTTGCGTATAATTTCAAAAGAGCTTGAAAAACTAGACAAAGCTAGGGTTTTATCATCCACCGGCAACACAATGGCGATGTTTAAGCCAAATGTTATCTCTTCTGTCGCCGGACGTATCCTTGCGGCAAGATATGGCGCTCAATTAGGCGGCGGCCTTGGCGGTAGCTTGCAATCAGCACAAATTGCGTCTGGCCGCGCTCAGCGGTTTTTAGAAAACATTACGAATGCGAAAGCGCAAAGGCTACTAATTGATGCCGTGCAAGACCCTGATATAATGAAGGATCTTTTGCTGGATGTAAGTAATCCTAAAAACTTTGCCAGAATAGAAAAGACAATGGCACCTTATATCGTTGGCGCAATAGCTGGAACTGAGGAACAATAACATGCAACCACAACCAAAAGATCGCCGCGAGATAGAAAACATCGTTCAGAATGCGATCAGCGAGGCCGTTGATTTTGTAGAAAGCGAGATCAGCGAAGACCGCATCAAGGCGCAACGCTACTACGACGGCGAGGTTGATATTGGCCACGAAGACGGTCGCAGCAAGGTTGTGGCCACAAAGGTACGGGATACCGTACGCTCTGTGAAGCCAAGCCTGATGCGCATTTTCATGTCTACCGCGAGGCCGGTAGAATTTATCCCGAAGGGGCCGGAAGACGTTGCATTGGCTGAGCAGGCCACCAGCTACATCCAGCACGAGTTTACGCGTTTAAACGGATACCGCGTGCTAAACGACGCCTTCCAAGACGCGATGGTAAAGAAGCAGGGCATCGTGAAGGCGTATTGGCGCGACTACCCCGTGGCTGAGATATACACCCACACCGACCTGTCTGATGACGAATACACGTTCCTGATCCAAGAAGACGACGTGGAAGTTATCGAGCATACCATGGAAATGTCTATCGAGATCGACGAGATGGGCATGGATATCGAGCTTCCTGTCCATTCGGTCAAGATTAGCCGCACTGAGATGAAGGGCGAGCTGCGTATCGAAAGCATCCCGCCGGAAGAGTTTTTCGTGAACCGCGACTGCCGGTCATTCGATGACGCATATGTCGTGGCGCACCGCACAGACATGCGCGTTGGCGATCTGGTCGAGATGGGCTTTGACTTCGAGGTCATATCCAACCTGACGCCGTTTGACGGCACAAACGACATGTCTGGCGCAGAGGTGCTTGAGCGCCAAGGCTACGAGGAAGACCTGTCAGACGAAGACGAGCTAGACCCAGCCATGAAGCTGGTGGGCATCACAGAAGCTTACATGCGTATGGATGTGGACGGAACCGGCGTGCCGGTGCTGTACAAGTTTCTCTGCGGCGGCACATCATACGAGCTGCTAGACTTCATGCCGTGCGACGAGATCCCGTTTGCCAAGTTTGAGATCGACCCAGAGCCGCACAGCTGGTACGGACACAGCCTTTCTGAGTTGGTGGAAAATGACCAAGATGCAGCGACGTCTATTCTGCGCGGCATCTTAGATAACGTGGCGATGACCAACAATCCGCGCATTGGTATCGTAGACGGCGCGGTAAATATCGACGACGTGCTAAATAACGAGATCGGCTCACTTGTGCGGATGCGCCAAGCCGGATCTGTGCAGGATCTGAGCGTGCCATTTGTTGCCGGTCAGACGCTATCTGCGCTGGCATACATGGATCAGCTCACCGAGCAGAAGACGGGCGTCACAAGCGCCTCTGTGGGCCTTAATCCTGACGCATTGCAGTCTACCACCAAGGCAGCCGTTCAGGCGTCTGTGCAGGCCGCTGCGGGCCAGACAGAGGTGATGGTGCGCAACTTGGCTGACGGCCTGCGTGACCTGTT